GGCTGGACTTGGCTTTGCTCTGCAGCTGCTTTGCCTGGCTGATTACCGCAAAGATACTCTCGTTCGCTGCGGCCCCCTGGGTAACATGTGCAGTTCTGGCCTCTGACAGCTCGGCATTGGCCTCAGCGATACTGTTTCTCAGACTTGCAAATGCCAAATCACCGTTCATGGCCTGCGCCCTTTCAATCTCGAGGTCGCTTTTCTGATTGGCCAGGCTCTTTATAGCATTGTCTATCGCAGTGGCATTCAATCCCATTATGTTAGGCATCGCCCTTTGCGCTTCGTCTATTCTTCCGGGGATCCCCTGCAGCTGTTTGTTGATCTCTGTTTTCTTGGCTCCGGCAATCTTTTTGTATTCGTCTACCGTGTAAAACTGGTTTGAGGTGCCTGGCATCAACAGATAGTCACGCAGGCCCTTCAGGTCATCAGTGCTGCGCATTACATCTTCGTCTGAAACATCGCCACATATCTCAAGAAGAATCTTCCTGCGGGCATCCCATGTCATTTCTTCCGGGAAATAGTCCGGCATAGTCAACATCTTCATGGTTTCCACGTCCCCGCCGCAATATGCTATGAGTGTTGAAGAATATTCCTTTTCCTTCACCGGGACACCATCTATGTAATAATCTACGGTGTGCCCATCGAGATCTTCTGTCGCTGATCCACGCTTCTTCTTGTAGTTTTCGTGATACACTTTTTTAAGAGTCACTATCCTGCCATCTTCAAGGCTGAATGCGGCCTCTGCAGAATGATCTAGCCTGTGCAGGTCCCCATCAGGTCCTTTGGTTTTTGGCGAGTAGTTTTTCGCCCCGGTGCTGGCCTTATCGAATAGCAGCCATGTAATAGCATTAAATACTGTGGTTTTTCCGGTGGCATTGTCGCCGTATATGCTGGCACTGTTTCCGTTGAATTTGAATTCTTCCGATTTCAAACCTTGGAAGTGTTCAAGTTTTAGAGTTTGAAGTTTCATCTATTTCCCTCCTTAGATGTGATATAATATTCGTGATAGTTTTACTATTGGCGCCTCTCGTAAAGGTGCCTTTTTTATCTCTTGAAATATCTTATGGTTGTTGGTTTTATCATAATTCCTCTTCTTCGAAACAAATATACTTGTTGATTGATTGCTGTTTCAGTGCGTTCCAGAGCAAAACTCATTTCGACAACTCCTATTTTGTCAAAGTAATTAATCAGATACTGCAAATCCTCAAGCGACCACGGTTGCCCCATGTTTTTATGATATTCAGGGTGATATTTCATTCTTTTATAGTTATCAAACTGCACCTGTTCCATTCTTTGTTTCTCCCCCTCCGACTAATCCTTAACGGGTTTAAATATTCCTATAGGTACTAATCCTTTGTCTTTTAATCTCATTTAATATTCCTCCTTAATATTTATATGATAGATAATTGTTTATAATCCTCTTCCTTTTCTAATAGCATTTGTTCTTGGGCCTTATTATAAAAATCTTTTGATATTTCAAACCCATAACTGTTCCTATTCAATTCTCTGCTCGCCCTTAGCGTGGTTCCGCTTCCTGCGCAAGGGTCTATCACTACATCACCCTCATCTGTGAAAATTTCAATCAGCCGTTTTAAAACATTTACTGGCTTCTGCGTGGGGTGTATTTTAGGATATTCTTTTGCACTGTCCCTTTTCCACTCAACCCAGTTGAAAACCATTTTGCCTTTTTGCGTTTCGGTTCTTCCATTGTTGAATTTCGGTAATTTATCACGATACAAAACTACTGCATGCTCTGTTGCACCAACTATTTTCATATTAGCTTTCAGCACTTGTGACGAATAATTTTTGATAAAAAATAGTGGATAACTGTTTTTAAACCCGTGTCTCTTGCCATATTCAGCAACGGTGTGCATCTGCTCAAAGGAACAAAATACAATCATTGCAGGGGCTTTGCCTTTTTCCTTTGGCTCCTTAACAAGTAGCTTGCTACAAAAGTGCATGTATTCAGCGATATTGAAGTTGTGATCTGTATTGAAAAACGCTTTTCCTGCTTTTTTGCTTTCGCCTTTTTTATTGTCGCCGCCAACATACCATTCGGTGCTGGAGGCATAAGCGTTAATTCCTAAGTTATACGGAATATCAGCTATGACTAATTGCGCCTTTGGTATTCCGTATCTTTTATAGTTCTGAAAGTTATCATTGAATAACTCTGTTTTTATTTTTCTGTTGTTTTCGTATTCCACGCTTATTTCTCCTTAATCAATAAATAATTATGCTCATGCAACTTCTCATTTTCCCTTTTCAGTTCCTGGCTAAGATCCATGTAATCTTTACATGCTGCCGCCAGATATTTGTTGACCGCTTTAAGCCTTTTAATTTCCTGCTCGTGTGCGTACCTTTCAGTTGTTACCATCGTTTCGTCTCCTTATCTAATATCAATGTGGTTAGCAGGGTTATTATTAATAGTGTTCCCAATATCAACTCTTTCATTTTTGCGCCTTTATGTATTTCATCATCCTGCGTGACAATGTCCGGTCCTTGATGCCTAGTAATCGCCCTATCTCTACCCATGTCATGGTCTGCTTAAGTTTCAAAACTAGTTTATAGTCGATTGCCATTTTTCTTCGTCCCGGCCTTGGCCTGTCGAACTCGTCCTGTGGTGCAAATGCTCCATGTTGCAGCGCCATGAATGCTTGCTCGCTTGTGTAAAAGTCAGGGCTTACTACCGCGACTAAAAGCGCGTCCCAGTTTTCGCCTAGTGTTTGTACTCTCATTTCCTACCCTCCGAATGTTGCATTGCCTATCAGCGCAGTTCCCAATACAACTAACGTGAATATGATCATGGTTGCACCTGATAAGACCATCAAGATATAATCTATGTCTATATTTTTCATGGCTATATCCTCGCTAAAATTTCGATTATATTCCCAGCTGCTCCAATTACTACGCATAGGGCAGCGGCTGCAATTAATCCTCTAAACCAAAACCACGCTATACTGAGTATGCTGTATTTCCTGAGGTGCCTTTTCTTTCTTGCAGGCTCGTTCTGGTCGATGCCTTCTCGTGTGATTTCCGGATCGGGCCATCTATTATATGTTTCTGTTTCATTGATGTTCATTTAATTCAACTCCCTTTCTATTATTGGTAATATGCTGCTTTGTTTTAGTAGGTCATAGATGAATAGCCTGCCTTTTTGTGTCCAGTAAGTATGAGGTTTATTCTGAACAACTCCGTTTGAATCTACATAGGATTGAGTCTTTGACGATGTATACCCCTTATCTTGATACTTGGCATAAAGAAGCCAGATATATTTCTTCTTGTTTCCCATTTTGTACTGAACGCCATGTTCATTTAACAACTCATTCATTTTTGTACCGCTCATGCCATAGTCTTTGGCTATTACAGATATTGCTACTAGAGATTTGTTCTGTAGTATAAGATCGTAGTAAGTAGCTTTCGGCTGTAGTTCTGCAATTATTTGCTTTTGATGTGCTGATTCTAGACTCAGTCCTTCTACTTGCCTGTTGACATATTCCAGAGCTCTTTTCATTATCATTTCCGGGCTGTTCCATGCTTTCTCAACTTGGATAAAGTACTGTCTTGCCTGTTTGCCTTTTTCGTTTCTGGAAAGCATGCACAACTCTTTGGCCATATCGAGTTTGACGATATGATCCGTGTATTCAGTTTCATTGCCCTGAGCTGTTAGTCTTTTTTGACTAATAGCTATATAGTCATTGTTTTCGCTGAACCCATATTCGGTCATTCTTTCAAACCATTTTGTGTATTGAGTGCCTGCTTCTAAAAACTCGTGAACGTCTCTTCCACTTACCACAACTTCACCATTGTCATTCTCATTGACAGGTATCAATTGCTCATTTTTAAACATTTGCAATTCATTCACTTTCGTTCCTCCTTTACATTATGTTTTTGTATTAATTACGATACTTTTTTATAACGAAAAAGTTCGGCGCTAATGCCGTAGTAATCACATATAATGTTCATTTCTTTAATTGTGTAAAGCTGATAGCCATTGTTCTTCTGGCTTACACTTGAAATAGTCAGCCCCAAAAGTTCTGATAATTCCTTGAGTCCAATATTATTTTCCACTAAAAATGCCTTAAACATGAGAAGAGCGGGACTTTTCTTCCTTTTTGGTTTCATGTTCTCTCACCCCCTTAAATTGTATTATTTACGATACTTTATAGCATTATCATAATGTAAATATGTTTAATTGTCAACACATTATTTGAATATTTTATAAATATTTGTTGCTTAATCGAAACATAGCCATTATACTTACTATAAAAGGAGTTGAGTTTAATGAGCAAATTTTCAGACAGATTATTTACTTTAAGAAAAGAACACAATTTAACCTTGCAAGAAGTTAGTGACATATTAGAAGAACGTTATGGATACACAACTAATAAAGGTATGATTTCAAAATATGAAAAAGGAATACAGGAAGCTAATGTTGCTTTTTTAAATTATACAGCTGAAATATTTGGAGTAACGCTTGAGTATTTAATGGGGAGATCAGATGATAAGTACGGAGAGAATGTTAAGTACAAAGAAATTCCAATACTCGGAACGATAGCCGCTGGAACTCCTATACTGGCTCAGGAGGACATACTTGGTCACGAGTACATAAACCCTTACAGCAATATAGATTTTTGCCTGAAGGTTAAGGGTGACAGCATGATCAATGCCAGGATATTTGATGGCGACATAGTATTCATCCATGCCCAGTGTGAGGTTGAAACTGGTGAAATTGCAGCAGTGCAGATCAATGATGAAGAAGCTACATTAAAGAGAGTTTACATAATTAACGGAAATATTATCCTGCATCCTGAGAATTTGATGTATGAAGATATAGTTATAAACAAAAAAGACCGAAAAGAAGTAACTATATTAGGAAAGGCGGTCATGTTTAAATCGGAGGTGCGATAAGATGGGGAAGATCACACAGAACTCAAACGGATCATGGTCTACTATAGTATATCTGGGGCGTGAGGGTGATAAGAACATCCGTAAGAGTGTGACAGCGGATACAAAACAACATTGCAAGCAGGATGCCGCAGAACTGGAGCATAAAAATAAACTCGGGCAAGTCAACCAGTACAGCAGCATGAAGCTATCTGAATATATGGATTGCTGGCTACATGATAACCGTGGACTATTAGCCCCTACCACTCTTAAAACTTACAATCTATATGCCAGGGCTCACTTTAGACCTTACTTTAAAAATGTCAGAGTAGACAAGATAACCGATGCTATGATAAGGCGCTACCTGTCCGACAAACTGGAGGAACTCTCACCCACAACGGTACGCAAACACTACTTCACGCTGTCCAGGATGCTTGGGGATGCATTAAAAGGTGCTAACCCTTGTATCGGTATCAAAGCCCCTCAAAACGCCGCATTTAAGCCCCATGTGCCTACAGAGGATGAGTTTGCCGCTATTGTCAAAGCCTTTGGAAGCATAAGCAACGAGGATGAAGCTATAATATTGTTAGCCGGATGGTGTGGTCTCAGGCGCGGTGAGATATTTGCCCTTAAATGGGATGATATAAACGATCAGGAAGATACTATAAGAATTGATGAGGCTATGGCTCTCGAAGAAGATGGTTATGACTTTGTTGAAAAGGACCCGAAAAGCAGAAACGGATTCCGCACAATCGCCATACCTAAATATCTGACTGAATTGCTTGCTGATATAAAAAAGAATAAGCATAAGTTCAAGCGGTTTAAAAAATACGGAGGACGGTTGCCAGATATATCGAACCTTGCATTTCAGCAAGATCCACATAGCTTCACCAAAAAGTATGTACGTGTTATAGCTGAGCAGAAACTACCGAAGGTTAGATTTCATGATCTGAGACATTATCATGCTAGTCTATTATATAAAAACAACGTGCCGGACCAGTATGCTGCAGAAAGGTTAGGTCATGACGTGTGGGTGTTAAAGAGAGTTTATCAGCACCTGGGGTTAAAGGAAGAGAAGGAACTGGACGATCAAGTCCGTGACATGTTTAAATAAAAAAGCACCCCACAATGGAGTGCTTTTCTTTTTGTTCCAGTTTCGTTCCAGTTTTGATTCTGAGACCCTCTAAGAATGGCAGGGGTACTAGGATTTGAACCTAGAACCAATGGTTTTGGAGACCACTACTACTCAACTTATGTAAAATACCTCTCGGGGCAGTAATATCAATGCGGCTTGCTTAGGCGTATATTTTTCGTATACGCAACTTATTTGGATGTGGATTTACTTATTATTGCGTGCATTAATTTTTTGTTCCAGTTTTGTTCCAGAAAATTAAAACCAAGACAACCGCATTGGCTTTTATTTTTGTTATTTTGAAATTCGAACTTTTAATTTGTTTATTAAAGTAATACAATTATGATATGGTAATTATTAGAATGTAAAGGGGGAACAAAAACATGAAAAAAATATTAGTAATGGCAATGATGCTAATATGTATAATGGCAGCAGGATGTGCAGCAACAAGTAATTTGACTTCTCAAGAAGATGTTTTGCTGAATAAGTCATATGCATCCTATACAGCTGAGGACAAAACAGCTTTTGGATCAATGCTCTGCAGGGCAGAAATCACAAAAGAAGATTCAAAAAAGATTATGGACTATGTTTATTCACAAAAAATCACAGATCCTGAAAAGAGCGCTTATCTAAATATACTCACAAGCACTACCCCAGACAGAACTGGTCCAGCAACACTGAAGGATTTAGCAAATTCTCTAAAAGAAAAAGAAGCGCTAGCGACATATCAACCCACACAAAATGAAATAGATGAAGCGCAGAAACAAATAAACGCAGCATCCGCCCAAACCACTATTTACCAAGAAGCACAGCCTAAAATTCAGACATATATGGATAGCGAAGTTCTTAAGGATAGCAAGGTAAAACAGTATGCAGATAAATCAATTGTAGATGTAACTACAGGAAAGGTCACAATAACAATAAACCTATTCAGACCATATCTGAAAACTTTGACAGTAGCCGATATTACAAACCTGAGAAACAACTCGGTAGATGCTGTTCAGGAATATATCAGCGAAGTAGGTACAGTAGAAATAGTTCTCAAAAATAACGAAAACACACTTGATACGTACATATTCACTCCATCGGGAGGCTGGGACAAATCAGTAACTCCATGGAAGTAACATAAAAAAGCCAGAGGATAATTCCCCTGGCTTTAACTATACCGTCCCGACTGGTGCGCATCATTGTGAGGCGTGTCAGGTTCTATTCTTTTGGTGCGTAAGCTGCATCCGTCCAGGCTTCGGCGAATATGTACGCTATAATTGCACCGCCGGCCATTACTATTGATACTACCTGCTCAACTGATCCGTTGCTCATGCCCCTTGCTGTCATTAATAAGGTTATAAATCCGGCCAGCATTGTCCAAAACTTTCTACTTGTCAATTTTCTCACCCAGTCCATCTTTAAGGTTTCCATATACTTCACTCCTTTTTTGTTTTATTACTTTGGTCTTTTTGATACTAGCCATGAGCCATAATTCGCCCGTGGTAAACGAGAAAAACGCTGCTACCAATGCAACAGGCTCAACACCAGTCTTCGCGAATACGCTTAACACTGCAACAGTAAACCATATGTTCATGATTACGATCAGCATTACTATTACTTTTGAAAACTGTACTCTATCTTCATTTTCCATTCCATCCCTCCTTAATTATATCCACACATTTTTAGTATGGTGTTTTTACCGACTATGCCGTCTACTGTAAGACCTTTGTTTTTCTGGTAAGCAATTATCTTATCATATGTTTCATGATAAGGAGCATTACCATATGAGTTATCAACTTTGATATTGAACATCTTCTGGATCCAACCAACTAGAATGTTTTTATCTCCCCTTTTAACAAACACTTTTTCCAATGCGCCCATTGTGTTAGTACCGCCCTTACCGTCCTCTAAAAGTGTAGCAATGCCCATTTTATTGATTACGCGCTGCACATCCAGGATGTAAGGATTATAACTTGCGCCTGTTGGGTATTTGATCATGCCTGGTGCAGAAGGAACTGCTGTGACAACCACGTTGTTACCGGATAAAGCTGCCTTAAACGAGCCCCATTTAGCCCAGTTGTTAGCCGCCATACTGCCTGGACACAGTTTGCCCGATGCGTCGTAGTGCCTGACTACATGAGCCAGATCCACACCATATTTATTCATGAGATATTTTGTAAGGTCAACCGCATTTTGCACGGCCTTTGAATAATTGCCTTCACTGTTGATGCAAATCTCAATACCTATGCTGTTATGGTTGCCTATACCTTTAGCACCGCCACCATCACCACAATGCCAGCTTGCATTACTATCCTCAACTGTCTGGATTATATTGTTGTCATCCACAAAGTAGTGAGCAGATGCTTGTCTATCTCCGCCGTTGAAATACTTATAGTGCATTAAGGCATTTGCTCCGGATGCAGGGTTGCCTGTATCGTGGATTACAATATATTGAATATTATTCCCAGACGAGAAGTTGTATTTTATTAACAATTTCTGAATTGGTAGCACTTTAAAACCTCCCTCATTTCGCCGCAAAGATTTTCATCATACCAAAGATATTGCCTGCAATATATGTAGCGATAAAAATCCAAACAGCGATTTTGATTTGTTCATAATTTTTCATAGGCTTGTTTTTTAAATCTTCAATGCTTTGCAACGTTGCCTCCTGATTAGCCGATGTACTTTTTTCCTGTTTTGACTGACTCTCTTGTATCAATTTGAGATAAATTTTTGTTTCGATGTGGCTTTCTTTGATTAGTGTTACTTCCTTAAAAAGGTCTTTGTCATTGCTTTTCAGATCACATATGTCTTTTTCTGCATGATCCATCCGTGTCTCGAGTCCCTTGTTTTCCAATCGCTCACCCCCGTTAAGCTGTCGTTATGCTGATTTTGGCTATCTATAAAAAAAGTACCACCACCAGATTGCCCTCACCTCCGCACTATTACTTTGATACGTTTATGGCATTTTCTTTATCTGTATCAAATACTGAGCTTTGGTATATCCAAGCACATCATGATAATACTGGTATGAGCCGTCATTTACTACTGGAGCAACTACCTGTTCAACATGATGCCTTTGAAAGAAGTGATGATGATGTCTTGAATGGTTTCTACCACAGGCCGAAACCCCGGATGCCGGAATGGATAAAGCAATGATCAGTGCTAGTGTGATTACTGTTCTTTTCATGAACCTACCTCCATTTTTTAAATTAAAAGAGAGCCCTGAGGCTCCCCTGTGTTGTGCGCAATAGTTCTCAAATGTTCATTAAATAAGCCCTAAATACTCTTCTATCCTCGAAATGCGCTCATCGTTTGTAAGTGCTTTCGTTTTCTTTTTTGCATCATATTTATCCTTAATGGCTTTCTGATTGTTCTTTTTATCCTTTAAAATTTTAATTATATGCTCGTTATTATCCACAATTCCACCCCCTACGGTATTAGTAAGGCTAGTATAGCCTCCTGCACGGTTTCGACTTTAGGTTCTAGTATTCCGACTCTTTCTTCGAGCGTTGGTTCTGGCGTATAAGGTTCTGACGGCGCAGGCGCGATTGGTTCTGGCATAGGTGTTAAATCTAAATCCTTAACCACCACATCAACCCAGATATAATCACCCATGTCCACAGGTGCTAATTGCTCAATATAGTGCTTTGTCTCGTCAAATGTTGCCGGTATTGTTGCATATTTTATTTCTTTTGGCATGGATTATTCCTCCTACTTAATAAATTTTACGTAGTATTCAGCCACATCTTTTGTGTGTGAATACTCCAATACTTGTTCAATGGTAGAATTTGTAGCAATATATTCTTTTCTGCAATGCGGTGTCTTGCGCAGGCATTCGTTTATTGCACGCGTTCTTATCCCATAAAACCTCGAAGCTTCTTCGCACGACATAAAAAACCTTTCTTTATTGTCGAATACAACCTTTACTGGATATAAGTTTCTTTTCCATGAATTAAAGCCATGTGTAGTGAACTGTATATTGCCAAGCGAATACCCACCATCATCGTTTATTCTGTCGACCGATATAGCATATTTCGTGTTTTTATTGTTAGCTATAAATTCATTCCACATATCAACAAGTTCTTCTTTGTGTTTATTGCAAAACTCTACCCATTCATAGATATGAGGATATTCCTTACCCGCGTAATGACCATAATGGTCGGTCGTCTTTCCTTTGCAACGATTGAACATACTGCTATATCTTATCCTAAGCACAGCATCCAATTCTTTTATGCCTGTGTCGATTTGAGCATACCATTGCGTTCTATTCGGCATATTATTTCTTTTTAGCCATCTGTTAAAAGTTGAAGGTGTTACACCAACTTTTTTGCATATTTCACTAACACCAATTTTGCTTTTATAATAATCGCTTAAATATTCTTCGTACATATCAACCGCTCCTTTAGTGTATTTAATAATATAATTATATCACAAAATACACTAAANAGCAATTATAAAAATATACGCACCAAGTTAGATATTACAAGGCTTTACACAACAATCGGGAACCGATGTTGACGGCGGCATCGGAGGACGCGTAGGACAGAGGCCAGAAGAACAAACCGGCAAAGCTGCCATAGTGCCAGCCACCCCCAACAAGGGCCACCCTCTGACCTGTAGTCTGATAATAATAGT